CGTTCAGCATCTCGCATTAGCATTCCTATATGTTCAGGTACTGTAAGAGATAACCCTGTCGATACATATAGTAGATCACATAGTTCTTTTAAGTGGTTGTGTGTACCAAACTTCTCAGCCCTAAACTCTTCTAGTTCTTCATCAATAAGTTTCATCCACAAGCGTGGGTCTAGTGATCCACTAAAGGCTACAATAAAGTCTGCTACTTTCTCGTGTGGCATCTGTGGTTTCATTGCTTCTATATCATCCTGGCTAATCATTTATGTAACTCCGTGTAGCGTTTGCGTAGTCTGTTAAGATACCAGATAGCTTTATCAATATCCTCTAGACCATTCTTGTATTCGTGCCGCCAGAGATACTTTAGTACGTTAGCTGCGTGTGGTGCTGTATGTCCTGACATGTTCTCAGTCATAGCTTCGATAGCCTCAATGCATTCGATACCAGCTTGGTTGTAATGAATAGGTTTGTTTACTGGATCAACCTCATCATCGTTAAACGAAATAGTTGTTAGTGTTGGTTCTATCTTCATGCGTTACCCTTCGTCTTAGTCCAAGTGTTTAGTGAGTATACATTACCTTCACGTGTAACTTGTAGCTCTTCTTCTTCATCATCGTCAATACCCATAAGATAGTTACGATGCTCTTCTACTAAGTCATACACATCAGGGTGCTCAGATGCTACATCAAGGAACGCTGACATCAGTGTAGCTACATTCATGATGTGTGCCATGACTACGTTAGGTACTGGGTTATCCTTAGATGTAACTAACTCAATAGAACAATCACCATCCCATTCATCTTCATAGTTGTTAGGGCGTATGACGATAGCTAGTTCGTCGTCCCGTAATGTATGTCCCATTATACTTTCCTTTTTGTTTTAACTTCTATTCGTTTAGCTTTGATCTCTTCACCGTCTTCTTTGAGCCACGCTTCAGGTATCACACGGTGCGCCCACTGAAAGCCATACTTGTCACACCAATCACAGTACCTAGACTTAGCACCTTTGTATAGCCTAGAGTTCGCATTACTAAACACAAACCGTATGTCTAACTCAGGGTGTTGACGCTGTACTTCACGGTGTTTGCGTCTATCTGCTGAATCAAAGATGCCTTTCGTTTCTATTATGATACCGTTGTCAAGCACGAAGTCAGGTGTATAGGTTCTGTACTTTAAGTCTTCCCACTCTACCTTTAGCTCTTCGTATCTGACTTTCTTTTGTTTGTCTTTGAGCCACGCAGCAACCTCTTTCTCAAGGCCACTGCGATAGCTTTTCAGGTGTGTCCGTCTAGCCAACTTCAGCCTCTAAGTACTCTGGCTGTACTAACACGTAGTCTACCATAGGAGGATTCTGTGCGTTAGACTTAACAGCAGGTAGTGTCTGTAGGTTAGGCCAGCACTTGTGTTTAAACGAACAGAAGCCACACTCAGAGCCAAGCTTTAGGTTACCTGTAGCCTTACGATAGTGAGTCTCAGGGATAGCCTCGTAGCAACGCTCAAATGGTTTGTCTTCGTTGATGTGAGATACAGTAGCTTCGATGTTCTCTAGTACTTCACCAGTGTCTACACCTGATGCATCCACATACTTAAACTCACCATTAGCTTTGTTGACTACCCACCAGCCACCTACACCAAGACCTGCAGCCGTAGCATAACCGACTAGCTGTGGGATGTACCCAAAGCCATCACCCTGTGCAAGAGCTTCTAGGCTAGCGAACTTGTTATTGTATGACCAAGGTGATGCAGACTTAACGTCATCCACTTTGCCATCCATAACCATGTCGTACTCACCATTGATCTCAGTGCCATCACTAAGCTTAAGCGTAACGTTATCGTTATCCTTAAACTCTACATCAGCAGCACGAAGAAGCCCCTTGAACACAGCCTCTACAATATCCCCAATGATCATGTTCATCAGGAAGTGTGGGGGTAGAGGTGCTTTATCTTCAGGTTCATTCTTCTCAAACCACAACTGACAAGTCGGACGCCCAATGTTGGACATCCGTAGTTTAAACTTGTCACGTGGACCACTGCTGAACTGTTTCTCTAATGCAGCCTCAACATCAGCAGCTACTTGTTTACGGATGCTTTCAGCCATGTCTGTCTCACCCTTAGTAGCACGTGCTAGGTAGTCGTAGACAGCTAGTTCAGCAGGATGGTTCATTAGTCTGCCTCTTCTACTTGGACAAACTCTGCTACAATATCAGCATCTTCATCAGAGATAGACTCTTGATTCTTTTCATCCCACTGCTGCAAGATGTAAGCGTTCTGATATTCGATGTACTCCATGAAGTTCTTAAGCAAGTCTTGATCTTCAGGAGTGATGTCTACCTTGTCACCTGCGTTAAGCTTCATGATAGCATAGTCGTTACCATTAGGCATCTTAGCTTCATCAGCAGCCAGGCTGAACGTGTACTGGATAGGTAAGATATTCTTACGTGTTAGTGAACCCAGCGCATTGTCTAGTGACTTAGTGCTTGAGGGTGGAACCTCATAGACAAACGGAATAGGATCAGTGATAGCATCTACAGGGTTACCTGCTTCGTCAATGCAATCATTAGCAGTCAGCATACCAAAGACAATCTTCTTACGCTTAATGCTACGGATCAGGTTCTTTGTTTTCTCAGGAACTGACTCCCAATCTTCGATGTAACCTGTTGGCCTACCCAAGTTAAAGCCACCCATGTTATCCTTCAGGTCACCTTTTAGATCAGTACTCATGACAGTCTTCATCATGACCTCTGCACTAGAGTCCCACTTACTCCACTGTTGACGTACAGCAAAGATACGAATGCTAGGGTTAACGCTATACACTACGTTATCCTCACCACGTGAAATCTTGTATGCCCCTGTAGGAACTACTTCAGTCTTGACTGACTTGCCATTGACTTCGATGTTACCCATGATGCCATTGTGGATCAGGTTAACTCGTGGCATAGACACACTCTTTGTCTCACCACCTGATGATGTTACACCAATGGCTTCAGCCAAAGACATACCAAGATCGTTTGCGATTGATAGTTCTGTACTCATTTACTTACCTTTCATAAAAGTTAAAGATGCTTAGTTATACTCTAAACGTCAGCCATGTCAAGCCAATTATCACCTATCTTTGCTTCTAATAACAGAGGCACATTCATGGTAACACCGTAAGCCTTTTCGACTAAAGAGTTTAGGTCTTCATTCATATCCGTAATAGTTTGTATTACTTTGTCTGTCTCGTCTGGATGTACGTCAATCACTACAGAATCGTGCACAGAATTAACTAAACATGACTGCATATCCCACAGCCTACGTTCTATCTCACACAATACAACAGGGACTACATCACCTGTAGCAAACCCTTGCACTGGGTAGTTCTTGATCATAGTGAAGTGTGTCACGCTACCGTTGCTACGTCTTGTCACATCAGGGAAAGCGTACTGTCTGCCACTCACGTTAGTGATCTTCATAAACCGCATTGCTTCATCAGCTAACTTCTTGTGCCACTTAGCCACACCCTCATACTTCTCTGTGAAGTGTTCGTAGTATGCAGCCACAGCTTTTGATCTACCGTATCCAGTAGCGCCGAAGAGTGGAGCAAAGGTGTGGGCCTTGGCTTCCTGTCGTGACGTGGGTTCACCTGCATCAGTGATAACCTTTGCTGTGTAACTGTGTACGTCAAAACCTGTAGCAATCTCTTCCATAGCAACTTCATCTTGTGCAAGGAACGCAGCAGTTCTAAATTCAAGTTGGGCAAAGTCAGCCTCACATATCTTGCCGCCATCCCACCTTGACACGAAGACACGTTTCACGGGGAAGGTTCCACCTCTTGGCATGTTTTGCATGTTGGGATTGCGTCCAGAAAACCTACCTGTACTGGTGATGTGCTGAGTGAGTCCCACGTGTAGCATCCCTGTGGTTGGCTTTCTATAAATGTCGATACCATCAACAAAACTGCTAAGGTAGCTAGAAATAGCAGATAGCCTTTTAACGTCAGTAAGAAAGTCCACAGCATTATCCATCCCGTTGTTCTTAGCAGTCGCAATGAGCGTGTCCAGGTTGTCTTTGCTTGTACTGAATCCATTAGCTGATACCCACTTCTTACTTGGTGCAGCAAAGCCTAGCCCTGCTTGCTTCTTAATCTTCTTTAGTTGATAACCACGGGCATCACAATCCTTACAATTGTTAGGCTTCTTAAAGAGTGTGCCATCCTTTTTTACTTTGTACGTTTTACCTTTCCCGTTGCATGTCGGGCAGGTGAAAGCTTTGGTACGGAGGATCGTAGTCGTGTTTGCCTCAACTGCAGCCTTAAACTCTTCCTGCGTTTCCACATAGTCGAAGAGCGCTGCCCATTCTTTTTTGTTATTGACCGCAACTGAGAACACAACTTGGGACATTTGCTCAGGCGAGTTAAGATTGATCGGTGTGTCACCCATAAGTTCCCTGACTTGGCGCTGAAGACGGTCTTCAATCTCTGCTTTTTCATTCTGAAACTCCTTTCGTACTACCTCAAGGGCGTTGTTATCCACACAGAATCCTGACATGTACATTCTTGTGAGGGTTTTACAGGTGTTGAAGGTGACTTCTCTAACTGAATGAAGGGAAGCGGATTCTGGTTGGGCGTAGTCGTGTTCTTGAGCGAGGAACAACTCACGAGTTGTGAGCAGATCATGCCTAAGATAAAAGCTAAGCTCGTTGAGAGGTATTTCATTTGTGTTGTATCCTTCCTTAAAGTAACGCTTAAGCGTATCATCCTTCTGGAAGTCTAGCTGTCTGCGTTCAGCACAAGCCTCTAACCCTACAGGTATCTTCTGTCCACGTACAAGCAGATACTCTGCTAGCATTGTGTCATAGATAGGACCGTCATACTTGTAGCCACATTCCCATAGCCACATCAAGTCATGCTGTGCATTGTGCATGATTAGTAGAGTAGTCATGTCTAGGATAGACTGAAGCACGGCTCTACCGTTACCACTTGTATCCTTGTACTCTACATGGTCAAGCGTAATGATGTTCTCATTCTTCCAGTTATCTACATCAAGCACCCCTACCTGTGTCAATGTATTGCCTAGCTCAAAGGGGTCCATGATAGTCTTGCCATCACGTTTAGTTGTTGTGTTCTCTACATCTAATACATTACGCAAGGTACTGACTCCGTTCACCGTCT